TAAGGACGACCCGTTGGATTGATCTTATCAACCTCAACTCCCAATGGGTTTCAGTTCCGCTCTTCCAGAGAGCCGTTCTGATAAACCAGCCCGCTGCGCAGCAGCAGGGCCCATTAGGCGGGGTCTTCTCAAGGCACTTCGCGTCGTCCAGTTGGAGTTTAGACTCCAGGGCGAGCTTCCCGATTTAGCGGGCGCGACGTGTTCTTCCCTGAGAAGAGATTGGGACAGTAAGTCCAAGTTGGTGGTTAAAATGCCTTCCTCCAGTGGAGGAGGGAAGACAAGGAGGCGAATTCGCGCCTCGAAGTTGCTATCAGCTCTTAAGAGTTGTAAGCGGATCTTCGACGCGGAATGTAAGACCTGTGACCAGAGCTTGGGCGAGACTGCCAAAGAGGAGTGGAAGGAACGGATGGCCGCGACGGTGAAACCGGTTGCTTGTAGGTGGTCTTATGACCCCTATTGGCTTCTGAGACGTCACGTCCGTTCCCTTGCTCACGGGTGGGGCGAGAGGTTAGAAAACTCTCGTAAGGAGTGTGTAGGAGGGGTAAGGAGGAGTGAGAGTGGTGTATACATCCCTGACCAGCAGGGTTGCTTGGAGGCGAGACAAGGTGAGGGTGGGACGCTTTCTGTCCATCCTTCTGATACTTGTCCTGATGATTCACTTGTCAGGATAGGTGTTGCCAAGACTAAGGGAAAGCTTCGTGTCGTAACGATGCAATCCGCCCGCGTGAAGCGGGTCTTGACTCCCGTCCATAATGCCCTTTATGACCATTTATCATCTTTTGGATGGTTGGTCCGTGGGGATGTGAAGAAAGAGGACTTTTTGGCAGTTCTTGATGATCGGAAGCCTGGCGAAGCGGTTATCAGTGGGGATTACGAGTCCGCCACTGACCGCATTTACCATGAAGCCGTTTCGGTCATCATCGAAGAACTCTCGAAGGATGATAAGCTTTCGGAGGAGGAGAGGAGGGTTTTGCAGGGTTCGTTTACCAACCTACGTTGGGTAAACCCCTGTACCGGTGCGACCGGTCCAATAAACAGGGGGAGCATGATGGGGAACCTCGTAAGTTTCCCACTTCTGTGCCTCCTGAATAAGGCGTGTTTCGACATCGCCAGCGATATCGCACGTGGTAGTGGAGCAAACAGGGTCGGTCGTTTCAACGGCGACGACTGCGTCTTCGCAGGTGACCAGCAGTTCTTTGACCTCTGGAAGGAGGTTACCGGGACTTTTGGTCTTTGTGTCAATGTTGAGAAGACTGGCTATTCTAACATCTCGGCGGATTTAAACTCTCAGAGTTTTTTTATCCGTCAAGGACGTTTAGCCCCGAAACCTGTTCTTTCCTTCTTCAGGCCTTATAGAGAGGAACCTGGTTGTCTCTTGTCAGAGGTGCTCAGAGGGTTAAGTACCTTTCGCG